CCCGGTAAACCTGCGGGAATACCTAAACCACCTACAGCCGGATTTATCGCCCCGACAATTGCTCCGGCTGTGTTTATGATGGCTGTAGCTATGCCTATTGCTTTATTTCGTTGGAAGGCTCTCTTTTGCTCTTCCTCAGATTCACCGCTGAAAGCATCATTTAGAGCAGATAACGCCCCAAGCGTTTTATTAGCAAAGTCAATCCTCGATTCAAAAGCTGCTCGGTTGTCTGCAATTTCTTTCTCTAAATTCTCTTTTTTAAGTTTTTGCTCTTCTTCATCCGCGTCGGCTTTCATCTTGCGGTACTTGTCATCTATCGCTTTAATTTTTGCGCCGAATGCATCCGTAGCTGCTTGTATTAGTCCTTCGTCATCACCCGCAAGAGCAAGACGCAAGTCGTATTCCTGCATCAAAGCAAGCTCTTCCTGCTCTCTTGCGTTCAAGGACTCTTTAAATAGTTGGTCTTCTAAAGTTTGCTTTGCTTTTAGTTCATCTTGAAATGCTTTCTCTCTCGCTTTTTGTAAGTCCTCAATGCGCTTCTTTTCTTCGTCCGCAGCCTTTTGGCGGGCCGCTTCTTCTCGTTCCCGTTCTGCTTTGCGTTGCAAAAGCAAAGATTGCCGTTCTCCTTCCAGCCTTTTTTGTGTGCGAAGCGATGCCGTTTGTAGATCAATTACAGCCGCCTCTGCTTCCGCTACGCGTTGCAAATCTTCTTCGAGGCTTTCACCGAGGGCGATTTGTTCCCGTGCTATACGCGCCCGCTCTTCAGCTAGCCTGAGTTGTTCATCAACTGTCTGCTGTTCTAATTCAATAGCCGCCTCCAGAGCTTTAATCCGTTCACCGTAAGATAGGTTTTCATCCTCTACCCGAAGCCGGGTTTCTGCGATTGCTTTATTAGTTTCTGCGCGGACTTTAATAAAATCTCTTTCTTCGTCCTTGAGCTTGTTCATAGAACGCTCTAAATCAGCGGCCGCTTGCGTCTCTCGGATTATTTCGTCGGTGATTCCCGTAAACGAAGATTTAACATCTTCCAGAGCTCCGGAAAAGTCCCCGGTAAAGAACTTTACCAATGCGCCCCCAATCTTGGAAACCCGATCGCGCAAAACGTCGAATGCAGCACCAAGGGCCGCCGTTGCTACTTTCAGTTGTTCCGCACCTCTCTTTGTGCTTGTGAAGAAAGAAACAAGCGATCCGATAGCAACAAGAAGTAGTCCTATACCAGTAGCAGCAAGGGCGACCTTGAAAGACTGTAAACCAGTAACACCGTTCTTCAGTCCTCCGGTTAGATTGCGGAAGCCTGAAACGGCTCCGCCGGTCATCTTGTCGAGTTGGTTAGTAAGCCCCGATACCGCGCCGCTTGTTCCCTCTACGCCCGTTTGAACGTCCTGTATCGCGCTGTTTACGTTGCCCGTATCCGCGCTAAACTTTAAAACGTAATCTTGCTGAGTAGCCATGAGACAATTTTATATATAACAAATCCAAGCGCGGAAACGTACACAAGAGTTAAGAACCAATCCAATACCTTAAACCAAAGCGGGACTCGAACCCGTTCCCCTTTGGCCTGGAGTAGTTGTATGGCCTCCCCTATATAACGGTGATTATCTAAATTCCTCATTGCTCGAATGGTTGGTAACAAGCAGCGTTGTCGTTGTCATATACATACCCGTAACGCTCACAACACGTTCTAGACACTTGTGTGACGGTCTGCCCGCCTGGGTTGATAAATTGAATCTTACCGTTTGCTTTATCTATTCCCGTTGGGATAAATGTGCAATCTCTTATTTCTCCTAATATCTTTAAAAGTTCAACTTTTACTAGGTCTTCACTTGTCGCGTCATATGACATTGAAAGAATCCGCCAATAAGTATCCTTGAGGTAAATCTTATCCGAGAACTCGAATGTAGCAATGTCTGCCTTCGTTAACCGAAAGAACGCGGTGAGCTTGCGAGCATCGGAACTGTACAACTGGTTCACGAAAGGCCTCCAATAGTGATAATACAATGATTTTAATGGAAATGCTTCAATAGTATGAAAAGGAGGCTCTTGCCCATAACTTAAATCTTCATCACCTACGGAAGCGCGGAGTGTGCTATACTGAGAAAACGCGGGATAGTTTTCAGCTTCAATTGTACTTGTATTCGTATTGTTATTATAATACAAATCCCCTGCTACTAATCCATTCCAAAACGCTAAACGAGGTAAAGGTACTTTAATTGATTTATCTTCTTGATCCGTAGGAATCAACATCCTGTGTACTAAATATCCAGTTCCTGGAATTCTAGAAACGACGTGCGGAGCGAAGGGGGATTTAATTTCTTTCTTTCCCGTTGCAAAATCGTTCTCCGGATCATTCACGCGGTATCGACCATACACCCTCGACGCATTTTTAAACACGACATCGTTAACAATGTCTTTCCCTTGTGAATGAGTCCATTCGTATACGCGCGATTGTAAGTCCGTCGTCGGCTCTATTGTAATGTCTTTGGATAAGTCAATAAGATTTGTCCAATTCTTTACCGAGCCCAAACTCATGTAATCGTTGAAGGGTTCAATGTATATTTTTTTTGAGTTGTTTCTATCCGGTATGAATACGAGGTTAAACATCTTCTGCAAACCCGAAACGAAATCTATTTGCTTCATCTCTGGGAGATTGCCCGTAACGTTGATATTTCCGCTCGTAACGTTTGATATATACGGCACCTGCCACCACGTTGCTAAATCGCTTATTTCGCCGTTGCCATCAAGCGTTAAAGGTTGCGACGAATTATTAAGGAAATATTGAAATTCTACTGTATCGTTTTCGTCTAGTATAATATCTGGAGAAAGAAAAGCCTGGGTTGAATCATTAAATTCAGAGTCTGTCATATTATCAATGAACTTAAAAATCTCAGTAGATCCATTTTTCAATAACCTCATTGATACTGAGTTACTGCCGCTCATCCTCCCATATACAAAGATTCGAAATTTATAGTAAGCCCTATATGGAGCCGTGAAAGTTGTTCCGTTTGAAAATCGATTGCTCTCATCAAAAAATGGAGTAGATTCACTAAACGCAGTTATACTCGTGTAATTAGTATCATTTAGTCCAGTCAAATTAGACTGCAATCCCACGAGCATCAAATTAGTACCTTGCACGAAATTACTAGCAGGAGTTAAAGCGCCGTTGTAAAGAGTGATGTATAAATCATCCAGATTAGAACCAAAAAAAGTAGATTCGTAGGTGTAACCCGCAGCGTTCATAATTTCCTCGAATAACTTTGAAACTCTAAAATATGGCGTAAAATCTCCATGCTCTAGAGGGTTTGAAGAGTTCCAAATAGTATCGCTTGTCCAGTTCTGCCCCTTGTCGGGGATTCCGTATTTAATAACACCGCCGGACAAAGTACCCGACCAACTATCTACGAGGGCTGTAGCGTTCAAATCATGATCATAAGATGATAAATCAAGATTAGAAAGCATTGCGTCCCCTATATCGTGCGATAAGTTTGCCGTCTCTCCAAAGAATACAAGTTCTACATCTGCGTACTTTCCCTTTTGAACGTATATCGCCTTCACTTGGACAAAGCCCCGCATTACGGGCATGGTATTAAATGTAAGCTCCGCATCTGCTTTCGTCTTTGGATCCCAATTCGGAATGAGTCCGAACTCATTGACCGGGCCGAAGTAATCTTGGTTCTTCTTGGTGAGAGGTACGCGGAAGGTCTGCGAAAAGCTAGAGCTGCTCGAGTTGATGTCTTGTAAGTTGCTAAACTGATACGAGAGGTTTACGGGTTCATTCTCGTACAACTCTATTTCGTTTCCGTCAATCGTAAGTCTTAGCATCGGATTATTTGTGCAAGTTCAACTTCGAACGACGTAACAAATACCTTTGAAACGGTCTCCTCTTCTACCTGCATCGAGTTATTCGAGATGGTAACGGGAACCCAAGAACCGTCAATATCGGCCATTACATTTTTACTCCTCATACAGAATTGAAGCAAGGTGAGTTCCTCAATCGTGAGAATACCGTTTAACTGGTAGCGTTCCTTTGCCTCTAGTTGATACGGCTTTATTTGTCGCTCGCTGCCTCCTATTTGAAACTGTGAGCCGCTGTAATCGCCTACAATCTTTCGATACGTCTTCTCTTCCCTTGTAAGCGTCTTTTGCTTCTTGCCGTCAAAGCGCAAGTAATCCCATCCTCCGCGCGTATTCGTCCACGCCAATTGAACCGCTTCGTTCTTGGGGTGTCGGCAGTCGTTGGTAATGCGTAGCGTGTTACCTACTGGGCCGCCCGTAGTGCTTGGGATAACATCATAATAAGCCCAACCCCCCGAAACTCCGTTTAACTCGCTTGTGAGGGCTGCAAACGAAGCCGGGTAGACGTGAGCATATAACAAGCTCCCGTCGGTTGTGGAGTCGCTCCAGGAAGTAGTGGGAACCAAGCCGCCGTTGGTGCTATTAATGACGTATTCGAGCGTGCCTTCCTGGCTTCCTGCGGTATCGTAAATCTTGAATGTGAGTTGCGTAATGGCCGACCCGGTATCGTCCGAGTTGATGAAGGCGGCGACCCCTTGATCTTCAATGGCTGCCTTTACGTTGATTACGTTGCTCACGGGTACGCGATCTGTTAGCCATACCTTTTTCGATGTAACCGTTCCGTAATAATCATCGAACGAAGGGAACAGCCCCTGGGAGAGTTGCTCGTATCCGTCGAAGAGGTAGAGATGTAATGAATTATCTTGTGCTAGGGTTTCGCTGCTTCCGTCGAAGTGTCCCACCTTTACCCGGTATCTTTTAATGTTTCCATTGGAGCGCGTATACATCTTATTGTTCAGCGCGTGAATCGCAGAAGTAGAATTGTGTTTAAATGCGTCTACTTCTAAACGTCCCAAGATGGCCTCCGACAAATCGAAGAAAGCCGTATCTGCGGGGTTGGGGGTAAGATAGACCTTAGAAATAATTGTGCCGTTCTCCTCAACCTGTACTATAAATCTATAGTCGGCATTTACTGTTTCTCCTCCGTCGGGGACAATTGTAAAAATAAGATTTTGTCCTGCGGGGAGCCATGTAGGAGTTGGGCCGTCGTCAATTTGCGCCATTATTTTACAGTTATATTTCCGAGTTTCAACTTGAACTTGTCTTTAATATCCTCCGCTACCGCGTCGCCGATTTGCTTATTAAAGCGACCGGATACAGCAACGAAGGCTTTCTCATAGAACCGCAGTCCAACGATTCCCTTACGTTTGACGCTGCGAGCGATTAAGAAGGCGAGCGAGTTAATATTGCTTTGGCTCTGCTTCTTGAATCGTCCCTTCTCATCGCGTAAACGGATGCCCTTCGAACGGATCCACGGCAAGAATACTTTCGACGGCGGTTGCTTACGGAACTTGAAAAAAGGGCTTTTCTGGTTCCTCTCCGTTCCGTTTACTCCCCAATGGATGAATGCCGCGTACTTGTTGGCTTTGCCCCTTGCGCCAAAGGTAACCTCCCGTACCTCGTTACCTCGTACCCGAATTCGGTAAGAAAGCGATCGTTTGAGCGTTCCGGTTGCCACGCCGTAATTCTTGTTCTTGCCGATTCTACGCCCTCCGAGGTGCCTACGTGCCGACTTTACGACCTCATCAGAAAATCGGATAATTACCTCGTTGAGATTCTTCATATAATTTGATATGATAATTAGGTGTTATTCGTGTGTATTGTTTTGTCCGTAAACCATGTTTGATTCAACAAGCGTACTAACTCGTTTATCTTTTCCGTTTGCTCAGCTTTTGTTGCATTGCTTGCTAGCTCTTCTATCGGTATTGGGTTTTGTAAATGTGCCATTATACTAGAAAAAGTTGAAGAGAAAAATAGATATAAGTCGTTGCGTCTATGCTGCCGCCTCTGTGATCAAAAACGAAATAAATTGCGTCGTCGTCTATGTCGCTCGTCGTTGTGAATTCCTTGTTATATATGTATACAGATGAATCACTTGTGGGTGTTGTATCGCTACTCCGCGCTCTCAATGTCATGTCATAGGAACCTGTGCCGCTTGGATTGTTTGCGCTCCACATACTAAATCCCCATGTTTGCCCTACCACTGGGTCATCTATTCTGTAAGTAATTTTTGCTCGTACTTTTTTACTGTCGCTCGGTAATAATATCGCGCTATATACGTGTTTGTAATTGTGTTGGTTTAGTGTAGTAGTATCAACAACCGCAGAACTATCATAATCTCCTAGCTCCTGGCTCATATTAAAATAATTTACACCATAAACCCCACCTGCAATTACACTTTCTCCGTCATCGGATGAGCTAAATTGAACGCGGCCCGTAACTGTTGCTAAGGGCGTTTCAGTTAAACCGCCGCCGCTGCCGCTTGTTTGATTTGTCCAGGATAAACCGCCGCTGCCGTCCGTCTTCAACACTTGGTTTGCTTCGCCGTCCGTCGTAGGCAGGGTTAGCGTATACGTTGCTGCTTCTGAATGTGCAGGGCTTTGTATTTTTATACCGTGTTGGTTGTTGCTACAGTTTAATTGTATTGCGCCCGTTGTACCGTCATCAGTACCATCGCCCATAATTTCGACGCAGCCCGTGCCATTCGGATTTATTTTAATATTACCGTCCGTGGTAGTTGTATTTATTTGGTTGGTTTGTACGTCAAGGTTTCCCGTCAATTGTGCGCTTGATGCCATCAGCGCGCCTGCGGATGCTACGTTGGTTGCGTCCGTTACATCTGCTCCCGTTTCGATACCTGCGAGCTTAGAGGCGTCCGCACTTGGGTAAGTATTTTTTGCTGTGTTCGCCGTTATTGCATTCGCTTGGTCTGTTGTTATAGTGGTCGTGTCACCTGCTAAAGCCGTTGTACTCGTAGTGCCTAACTGCAACAATGTAGTATCGCCCTCCAAGGCTGTGCCTGCTGATGTGCCAAAGCCGGGAAATGATGTTTTAGCTGTGTTCGCAGCTACCGCCGCTGAATCGGTATAGCTAACTTTTGCTGTGTTCGCCGTTATCGCATTTGCTTGCTCGGTGGTTATTCCTGTTTTAGCTGTATTTGCTGCAACCGCGGCCGCGTCTGTATAGCTTACTTTAGCTGTGTTTGCTGTTATGGCGTTGGCTTGTGCCGTGCTTATTGTAGTGGTATCTCCAGCTAGCGCGGTCGTGCTTGTAGTTCCCAGTTGCAAAATCGCGGTATCTCCTTCGAGGGCTGTTCCTGCGCTCGTTCCAAATCCCGGAAAAGAGGTCTTTGCGGTATTCGCTTGCACCGCTGAATCATGTGCAATATCACTAGTAAGCGCAAGAGTCCCAGCCGTAGCAGGCAACAGCACTGTTGTATCACCGGAAACGTTGGGTACTCGTAACCAAATTTTATCGCCGCTTGAATCCTCAAATTTTAAACTGTTGCCAGCTTTTATAATAGTATCTGCTACGTCTTCCGTGGTCGTCCCTTCTATTCGAATAGCTGTGAATTCCTCTGATCCGTCGGTATCGGTTGCAACGGTAATTTCTACAACGCCCGGTGATGTTTCCGTTATGGATATACCCGTAAGATTTACCTTCATTGCAGCCGTAGTGGCTTGTAAATCGATATTACCTTTTGAAGTATCGTTGAGCGT